TCATAATCCTGAGTCAAAAGATGCTTCTCAATATGTTGATCATTTGGTTCGCCGTGAATTGAATGAGCGTATGCTCAGCAATGAGTCAAAGCGTGAACAGAGAGAGGAGCTTTTTGCTCAGTCTGGTGAAGATAAAACTATCGAAGTCACTACTGAAGACACGTCACAAGAACAAGAAGTTAATCTTGAATTTTCTGATGCTATTAACCAATATAGTTTGGTTATTGGTCAGAATGAAAATGATAACACTTATGGCATTTCTGAAGTAGGTAAAGAAGATAGTTTAGATACCTTCATGTCAAGGCCAGTTAGAATTTTTAGCAAAATTTGGGAAGTAGCTGAAAGTCCAGCTTACTTAAATGCTATTAATCCTTGGGCCTTGTTTTTAGACAATGCGAAAGTTAAAAATAAATTAGAAACTTTTAAATTGTTACAAGGAGACTTACACATTAAAATTGTTGTTAATGGTTCTCCTTTCCATTACGGTCGTATGTTTGTTGGCTGTAGGCCATCACAATTCGACAACAACAATTTAAATATTAATCCTGTCACCAATGTGAGTGTTCCAAATTATTTGGACCATACTGGAGCAGGACGTACGTTACCAGCTATGAGATGTTTATATTCTCAAAGACCTCATGTGTTTATAGATCCATCTACTAATCAGCCACAACATATTTCGTGGCCATTTTTTAGTAGTGGTAATTACATTGATTTACATGATCCAACAACAGTCACAAGACTTGGTGTGTTGGAAATTTGGGAACTTAATTCTCTTGCTCACGCCAATGGTGCAACCGATAGCGTTGAAATAACCATGTTTGCGTGGATGACTAATGTTAAGTTCGCAGGTTTGTCTGCTGGTACCATTGCTGTTGCACAGTCTGGTGTTAAGGCACCTAAGAAGAAAAAGACTGTGTTTAAGAATACTAGTAAGGATGAACATGAACCTAATGGTTTAATTTCTGCTCCTGCTAGTACTCTTGCAAAGTTTGCAAATTATTTTATCAATATTCCTTATATTGGTAAATTTGCAAAAGCTACACACATTTCAGCTAACGCTATTAGTGATGTTGCTAAAATATTTGGTTTTGCGAGGCCAGTTGTATTAACAGATACGGCTTTTTATCGACCTCAACCACTTGGCAATTTAGCCAACTATAGTGGAGCAGACCCAATTATGAAATTGTCTCTTGATCCTAAGCAGGAGTTAACAGTAGA